TCATTAAGCATTGGATATGGAAAGTCACATACAGCTTTACTTGTTTCTTTGGTAAACAAATCCCAAGCGTCTGCTGCATTGATAAGAGAGTCAGGTCTTACAGGTCTAGCTTTCCATAGTCTCTCCTGTACTATATCTCCTTCGCCTAATACAAGATGATCGTTAACGTCATTACGATCTAGTCTTGCTATGGCAACCTTACCTTTGGGTAAGACTTCTAAACATTTCTCTGCTGCTTTGTTACCTGCTTCATCATTATCAAAGCATAGAACTATACGACAATAAGTATCTAACCATTTGTAGTTTGCTGCTAGATACTTAGCTGCTGACTGTACACCTGACGGAATGGATACACAGGGAAACTTATTACCCTGTATCTGTGAACCACTCATACAATCTATCTCGCCCTCGAAGCAGCTTACAAAGACTGAACCATTACTACCATGCTGTCTCCATAGATGCTGACCCCATAGCTGTACGTTTGATATGTCTCCTATCCAAGCAAACTTTTTGTCAGCAAACCTAACGTGTTGTGCTACGTCATTACCTTTCTGATCTTTATAAGTAGCAACCTGAACAGGCTGTCCTCTAAACTCTGCCTGTCCATAACCAAATAGTTCGCAAGTCTCTTTAGTGATTCCACGTTTGGCTAAAGCTATAGGTGTAACCTTTAATAGTTTGGGTGATTGTTTTCGTAGTGGAATAATAGTCACTTTCTTTTCTTTCTTGTTGGGGTAGTAGGTATAGCCACAGTCCATAGTGAAACAATGCTTATGTCCATCACTAAAAACTGCACAGTTTTTTTTGCCACACTCAGGGCAAATCTCTTTAATCTTGTATTGGCTTTTCATTGAGACTGCACTTGTGTTCTTTCAGGTTTATGTCCACCCACTCTTTGCCATTAAATACTATCCACATTCTTCTGTAGTCATCAAACATAACGCAACCTATCTTTGGGTCGGGTGGTAAAGGGAAGCTAGGCATACCAAGAGTCAGGAATAAATTTGTCACAGTATTGAAACCCATGTCTCGTACACCATTGAGCATACGAGATAGAGTTCTTAGCTTTAGATAGTTTAGTTCTACTATTTTGAAAACAGAACCTTATATCTAAGTCGGGTCGTTTCTTCTTAATCGCAAGATGTTTTCGTCTATCTTCCTTTGAGAAGTACCCCTTCGTTTCAACAATAAAATTGTTGAGTATAAAGTCAGGCCGATAGGTGCAAGTAATTTCATAGTCAATGCTGAGTGTTTCATAGGTAAAGATAATTTTCTTTTTGTTTAGGTTGTCAGCAAATTGACTTTCAAATTTACTCTTGTACTTAGAAGTCTGCTCCAGAACTGACTGTTTCTTTTTCTTCATAGCTTGCAGGTTCAGTTGTTTCAAAGTCACTAGCTCCACCACTAAAGGGAACTATCTCTCTGAAACAAATAGATAGTGGCATACACTTTATGCCAACACCATTAGCACCTGCGTCATAGCCTGAAGCTAGGAAAGATATTTGACCTGTAGTTTCAGGACTTATCTTATCCATCTCTGCCCTTTGTTCTTCAGTCATCAACAAGTTTTGTCCAGTTGCAGGGTCATGCTTGAACATAGTAATAGGAGTGAGATTACCTTTGACTCCTCTTACATTTTTCTTTAATCGAATGATTAAACCTTCGTCTTCAAATGACCACGGAAAGCTAGGCTTACCAGTCTTCTGACTCTTTGTAAGAGTAAACTCTCTCTTTGGAAATGCAGCTTTTAACTGTGCCTTCCACCCTTCGATCAAGTCCTCTAACTGTTGTGCTATCTTCTGACTAGCTTCGCCTACAGGAATGATAGCTTCAGTCTTCCATTTCTCTACACCTTTATATTCATCAGGTGTTACTAACCATGAGTACCTAAAACGTGTACCAACAGGAGTGACTATCTTAATAGTCTCCGATTTAATTTGTTCCATTTAGCTTGGATTGTATGCGTGTAATTCGTCTTACTTAAGACGTATATTTATTGTACCTCGATCTCTTGTCATGTAAATATATATGGTGCTGTCAACACATCTGTAATATCAAAGTCTCCCATGCGTAGTGCAGGTGGTAATCCTTTGGTATCACTTAGTTGTTCTGCTACTTGATGATGTAGGTTGTCTAAATTATTGTCACTATATATGTAGAAAAATGTCTGCTTCACACATTCAATCAGTCTATCAAGATCAGCAGCAGGACTACCAAAGCAATCATGTATTATACAGAACTGGTTTATATCCATCTTGCTTGCTTCAACCAAAGTTAATTGTAGGTGTGCAGCATCAAAGCTATGTATATAATTACTTGGAAATCCTTGAGCCTGTTTTCTTTTATCAACCTGTAGTGTAGGTTCAGCTAAGTTTAATCTCATACTTGAGTTGCTTAACTTGGTTCTTATTATCTTGCTGTTGTTGACGTAATACTTTTGCTGTACTAAAAAACCAGAGGGTGTATGCCATGAGATAGTTTTGTTTTCTTTGTTAAAACATACAGCTATCTTTGATAGATACTTTAATAGCTTGATACTCTCAGGACTAATCATACTTACAGCAGTCTCAATAATTGTTGCAAGATAAAAGTTGTTCTTAAAATTTTTTGCCATAGAAATATTTTCATTTACAAAGTATCTTTCTACATGATTAGCTATGCCAAAGGTTGTTGAATTGTAAGGTATCATCAAGACTGGTTTCTTTATAAACTTCCTAGTTATTTTCTTTCTATGCTCATACCATAGCTGACCTTGACTTGAAGTATCATTCTTCAGTAGTGTCAATACTTTTGCAAGTACTTCTTTGTATAAATCCTGCGGTTGCTTGCTGTATTGTAAGTTAACTTTACCTGCTAGTTCTTTACAAGATACCAGTCCTGCTATGTGTTGGTAGCCATTGTTCGTACCATCAAGGCAACAACAGAATCGTGAGATAAAACCATTGTTCATACCCACCTGCATAAAGTCATGCCACTCTTTGCACCATGCAAGAAACTGGAATGGGTCAGTGGCATTACCCCATATATCAATGTTCTCTATAGGGTCAAGTGCTACCTGCTCTGCATAGTCCTGACCTTCTATGTATGCCCACTCTAGTCTCTCTTCATAGCTACACTTGCTCATACCAAAAGCGTTTGCTCCTGCTATAGCTAACCAGTCCAATTGTCTCTTGGTCTTGATCTCTCCACCTTCATAGAACTGATGTAATCCTCTAGCTATATCAGTACCTTGTGGGTGGAAGTGTGCAGTTACAGGATAAAACCTAGAAGTAAAATCCATTTGGTATATGTGATAAAATTTTTCTCCAAGAAATTTTTTTGCAGTATCAATGATTGATAGTATCTGATACCTTTTGACTTTGTTTTTGTGGTTAGTATCATGTGTAAGACCTGCGTGGTATCGCCATGTCTTTGTCTTTTCCTTATCATTCCAGTCATCAGGTTTAGGTGGTAGCTCTAATGGTTCTTTATTTATCAACCCCCCTACTTCTATACCTTCTTCCCAACAATATACAAGAGTATCAAACACAAATTTATTTACCCCCCACGCTGTATGTGACGCAAGGTTTAGAGCCTTTAGACATACTGTTAAGTTTTCTTCTTGTAACTTTTTTAATGTCTTTGGATTAGTAGTCTTGATAGCATTTGTTCTAAGTCTCTCGGTGTAATAACCTCCATCAGATAGTGTTGTATATTCTTTAGGTTTATCGAAGCAAGGAAGATACTGTGGATATGCAGCTATCCGATTAGCTCTACCCTTTTGTATCCACTTCATAGCTACTTCAGTAAAGACTAAACAAGACAACAGACTCTTGCCTACTCTCTTGTTAATCATCTTGACCATGCCTACATTTACCATGACTAGATCAATAAGAACTAGACCTATCTTTAACTTGTCTTCCTTCTTCCAAGTCTCAAACTCTATACCCTTCTTACTCATGTGAGTTCTGACCATGTTCTTTTTGTAGCCTGTATGGTTTGTATCTCTGGTATGTCTCTTGATGTTCTTAAAGTACTTGGGGTCTAGCTGTTCAAAGATTGTATAACGCATCTCATCTTCCAACATTTGACCTATGTTTATAGCAATTGTTGTTGTTGGTTTTTCAAGTGATGTATTATCTATGATTACTTTGAAAGCAATAAAAGATACCACGTCAAGGTCAGGGAACTGAGCTATATACTTGGCAGCTATAGCCCTGACCCCTGCTTTACCAGTCATTGATTGTTCAACGTATAACTTCAATGCTTTTGTAAGGGCATCAAGTCCTGCTTCAATCATGTTTCTAGCGTATGGTGTTTCAGACTCCCTGCCCTTCTCTCTTAGTTTGTTATTCCTTGATAGCTTATTGTATCCTGAGATGCTAAAGATACTTTGCTCTAGCTCTAGTTGTTTCTTACTTGGTTGCATTTAATACTCCAACTACTTGGTGCATAGAGTCAGGTGCTAGATGAGAATACTTCTCTGTCATTTGTATGTCTTCATGTCCTAGCCAGTCTCGGATTATTAGAATTTGTACCCCTGCTTGAGCAAGTCTTGAACCACAGGTATCTCTAAACAAATGTATCCTGTACCATTTGTGTTTACCATAGCCCAGTTCTGACTTGGCCTTTTGGAATATACTATTAGCCCATGTATAGTCGTGATCGAACAGTAGGTCTAGCGTATTACACTTGTCATAGTAAGGCTTGATGATAGACCTGACAGCATTAGTCATAGGTACTGTATTAGGTCTTCCGTTCTTCCTGTACTGGAATGTAATTTGATTTTTGTCAAAGTCAACAAATCTTTTTTCAAGTGTCAGTAGTTCCATGACCCTGCAACCTATATCAATCAAACACTTAAATACATCTCGGTGTTCGTGGTGATTGAAGCAAGTCAGGTAAGACATGAGTTCTCTTTCCATGTCAGCAGTCAGGTAGTGTACCTTCTTGTTCTTCTTGACACGTCTAGGTTTAGGAAACTCAGGCATAGTTATATACCCATCATCTCTACAGTCTTCTAAGACTAGCTTGAGATGACCCATCTTCTTGTTGACTACTTCATTACAGTTAGGTCGTGACTTGTTGTAGTCATTCATCTTGTTAATAAGACTAGTAGTAATCTTGTTTACTGGTATGTCTCCAAGTGCTTGAACATTATGTCTCATGCTAGTAAGAAAATCTTTAGCTGATACATCTCCGTTCTTTCTCCTGCGATAAGTTTTGTTCGCAGCTTCTTTTAATGTTGGTACTTTCTTTTTCAAGGTCGTGACTCCAATGGTTAATAAGGGTTGTTAGTTCTTTAATACGCTGAGTGGCAGCGTTAATTTTATCTAGTGTATTCATCAGGGCATAAGGTCATCAATTCTTTGTAGCTCTGGTAGCTTTGCAAAGGCAATAAGATCAACGATATTGTATTCTCTTGTGGTATATCTTTTACCACAGTCAATACATTCTCTTCGCCTTGAAGTGTATGGAATGTTAGCCTTGTTCTTATTGATAGGGTTAGGCTTACCACTCCTAAAGCGAGTCTCAAGATTTTTAGTATTGAGACTCCGACAGTTAGGACATATACTCATTTAGTTTTTTCCTTTGTTTTAAATTCACAGGTCATAGCAACATCAATTAAATACCTTTGTATTTTTTCTTGTGCTGACCTGTTAGCTTCTAAGTTTTTCCATTGACCCTTAGTAAGAGATAGATAAACTTCTTTAAGTTCATCATGTGTAAGGTCTAGTAAAGTTCCCATGCTCATTGTTGTGACTCCTTAATAGCTAAAGTTGTTTTTACAATTTCTAAATCAGATTTATTTAATAGCAAATACAAATCCTCATCAAACTCAGCACAATCATCAATTATGACAACTTTATTGCCATGATCTTCTATTACTTTACCTGAGATAGAACCGAGAGGATTATATTCTTCAGTTGTTTGGACATAATCTCCTATTGAAACATTCATTGTTGTGACTCCTTAATTGATAAAGTTGTTTTTACAATTTCTCTTTTGAGAATTGTGATAGCTTCCCTAGTGGGTGTAGTTCGCCAGTAATCCTTTGGTTGTGTACCTATAATCCTACAAAGACGATCATAAATAGACTCTAGTTCCCAAAGGGTTTGCGAGGGTTTGCGGTGCTTCATATCTAATCGTGAAAATTAGGTAAGAACTGACCCTCTAAAGTTTCTATCTTCTTGAGTGGTTGTCTGGCTAGATCAGGGTATTGCATATTCTTAAACTGTATATGCTCCCACCCTGCTTGCTCTACTATCAGTTTGGCACAGTCAAGAAAGAAGTTGTAAGGGTCGTGACCCATATCCCTGATGTTGTCATTCATGTAGGGTAGAGCTATCGGTAGCCCTGCTAACCACTCATCTAGAGTAGTTCGCATTGATGTTGTGTTAGGGTTAGCACTTGAGAACCATACGTTATAGCACCACTGGAATTTCTCTTTATCATTCCAGTTGTACCACCCTGAGTTATCAAGTCCGTTACAGTATTCGCTATCATCTAGTTCAAATTCGATAGCGTCTAAGACGATTGTTTTTAGTGAAGTTTTCATGTGACTCCGTTTGTTTGGTTAGTGGGTAGGGCATACCCTTAGTCAAGTATGCCCATTTGTTTTTTTGTTGTCAACTCATAGGTTTGAACCTATCAGTATCCAAAGAGTTTTTAAATACCATTGTTACTGAGTTATCTTTGTTAACTTTTAATCCCTTGAGATCAAAGTTAAAAGGTATTTGTTTGAGCCAGTCAGCAAATACTTGTGACTCATTTAGAAATTCAGCGTAGGTTTGTTTCTCTTGTGGTTTGTCAAGTGACTCAGGCCAGAACTCATCATTGACTTTGTTTACTAGGTCGTTTAATTTCATGTGACTTTTTGTTTGGTTAGTAAGGGCATAGCTCTTACACTATGCCCAGTTGTTGTGACTCCTTAGTGGTTAGGTAATACG